CCAGTAGCATCATCCTCTGCGGCCTATCCACTTATCCAGCTCATAGCAACAGATACAGCCAGGCATACAAAGACCTACCGTGTGTCGCACCGGGATATGACGACGAATGTCACGACGGACACACTGTCCGTGTCGGCATCCAACGGCTCTGCGCAAACGCAGACTCCGCTATCCTATTCCGCCCAGAACGCCCTGCTCGACACCATCTATACCGTAGATGACGATACGGTCATCTGGGGCGAAGAGACTGAACGGGATGTCAGCTACAGGGCGGCAATAGCTATCCGCAGAGCCGGAGGGACGGCAGACCCTACATTGTTCACACGCGACTATCCTGCGCTGTTCATCGGTGATTCGGCAGAGTATATCGCATCTGCCGCGCATACGCATCAGGTTATCCAGCGTGGTGCCGCCCGCCGCTATTCGTATAAGCACTATTCGTCCTGGAGCAGCGCGCATGACGACGACAGCCACAGGTTGCTTGTCGGGACGGAGGAGATCAATCCGCAGACGAGACTCATCAGCGACGAAACGGTATCAGACACCGTGTCCGTCACGGTCAACGTGCCTTGGATCACACTCAGCACGGCGAACGGGACAATCACTTTGGCGGCTCAACCCGAAGAAGGGAGAGTCCGTTACGGCAATCTTGTTGCTACGAACACATCAGACCCGGCATCGACACAGGCTTCCGCCACAAGGGAAATCACGCAGAATGCCTGGGCGAACCTCACGGCGACTCCGCTCGTCCCTCCAACCTTCGATTGTGAAGGCGGGTCTACGGAGATCACAATTACAGCGAGATACACTATGTTCACCATTGCATCGACGGGCGACTGGATTTCGCTTGCGATCAAGCCTTATCTTGCGGATGATAGCCAATATGAAACACCAAGTGGTTCTTATGGCAATACCGGTGGCTCGCAACAATACACGCTGAAGGTGTCGGCTACGATCAATGATGAAGACCATAACCCTACCGGGTATACACATGTACGCATCGCCGGCGTGACCCTCACGCCAGAATATCCCGGCATCAGTACAGTGCGCATACGCCTTGAACAAGAAGCCTACGATGGCGGATTACCGACTAACGAATAAACAACAAAACTATGGCACATCTCACAGCCAACGACATGAACATCTATAAGATCGCACGGACGATAGGGCACGCCACACGCGACCTTGGGAAACTCTGCACGAGTGTCAAGAACAACATGTTCTCCCGCTTCAAACCGATGTTTATCCCGACGACCGTCGCGGACATCAAGCACCCGACGGCACAGGACTTCGCCGGTCAACATTACGGTGTGTATGGCGCAGCGTACGAAATAGGAACGCTGTTCGCCCTGCAGAACGCGTGGACATACGATCGACCGCAATCTCCGTACCTTCGGAAGAAGGACTTCGTCGGATACCTTCACAAGGCTATCCCTCCGTTCATGCAGGCGATGGGTGCGGAGGTCGTGGTAGATGTGGTCCGGGATGATCCCGGTAGCTTCGGGTTCTACCTGTTCTTCAACGCCGGCCGCCTCGCCAACCGGAAGTTCCTCAAGGGCGGAGGCCTTGACCCGCAGGCCGCCCAGTTGGAATCCGGGGATGTGGCCTACAATGTGGCGGTCGAAGACCTGGTGTTCAACACCGGCGCATCAGAGGGCGTCTATAGCGGGTATGTATCGCTGCTCGACGGGAACGACCCGTCATACCTCGGCCTTGTAATCTTCAGCAGCACGGGGCAGTATAAAACCGAGCTTTTCGCCACCTCCGGCAACCATGTGCAGGAGGTGCCCACGGGGGGCACATACAGCAACGATATGTTCAGGATCAATCTCGCCCCGCTGGCCACCTCATCCAGCCTCGGGACGCTGCCAATCGGCACATACAAGGCGATCGCCTGCGCCAGGCAGGTGAACGGAGCGAAGACCTACTACCTGCCGGTGTATCCTACCGGAGAGTTCCCAGCGAAGTTCAACCTCGACATCGGGGGCATGGGCCGCTACAAAGTAAGTTACATCGGAGTCGGCGAATCGGCATCCGGACCGTTCGAGACATCGCTTCCCGTGAGCGTAACGACGAGCGATGTCTACATCAAGCTACGTCTGTATAACTATAGCGGCAGCCTATTGACACTTGCTGCCGACACGCAGAAATTCATCCTCAAGATCGGACTCGTAGGCAGAGTGACGCCAGGAAGCGGAGGGTCCTCTTACCCAGTGGACAGAACGGTTACCAGCGGGTCGTACATCGGCATAGGAACGGCGGTGCAGATCGCCGACGGCACCTTTGCGGAACTTGTCTACCAGGTTCCTAACATCTGGAGCGAGACGGGAGCGGACACCCCGCAGATCATAGAGGGAGGATCGCTGACCATCACGCCGACGCTACGGCTGAATGGCGATGTCGCCTTCACGCCGACGAGCAGCTCCTACTCATCATTCACCGTCACTGCATAACACGAGCAACGGTTGCACGGAACATGTAATTCGGGGATAAATGTGATGTGTTGCCGGGTGGCCGTTGCTTTTGGGAAATATAGACCATAGGGGCGCTTGTGCGTCCCTATTTTTATACCAGCAAACGAATCAACATGAACTGGACGAGTATAATCATCGCGGTCATTGGCGCAACCGGGTTCTGGGCGGTCATCAAGGCGATCGTCGACAAACAGAAAACGGCATATGACATGCTCATCTCAATGATCGATGAAGAGAAAGAGTTCTACAAGATGCGCAATGCCGAGTTCGAGAAGGAGAAACTCGACTCCGCAGAGAAGTCATCCGTCATCGCCAAGACCCATAAATGTGGCCACCGCTTCAAGGATCCGGACATCACCTGCCCGGTAGAGGCGGCGAATGAAGAGCGCCTGCAGAACCGTTGCGGGCGCTGTCAGTATAACCCAGAAACCAACGATGACACGAAATGAAGACGATAGACTCCATCATCATCCATTGCTCCGCTACGCGCGCCGGGATGGATGTCCGTGCCTCGGATATCCGGAAATGGCATCTTGAGCGTGGTTTCGCGGACATCGGGTACAATTATGTCATCGACCTGGACGGAACGGTGGAGGTCGGCAGGCCTCTCTCGATGAACGGCGCACACTGCCTCGGCTATAACGACCACTCCATCGGCATCTGCTATGTCGGCGGGTTGGACGCTCATGGGAACCCGCAGGACACGCGGACCTATGCGCAGAAGAAAGCCATGCATACCCTGGTGGAGAATCTGATGGATGCCTACCCGACCATCGTGAAGATCCTCGGCCATCGCGACACCTCTCCCGACCTCAATGGAGACGGGAAGATCAGCCAGAACGAATGGATCAAGGCATGCCCATGCTTCGATGTGGCGGCTGAGTTCCCGATGGCGCATTGCATAGGATAGACCTAACACTGTTGTGTTTATTATTTTCATAGTGTTTTTGTTTGGTAAGTGTGCGGGGACAGTCGTGAAGACTCTCCCCGCTCGTTGTAATGGAAATGGATAGAAAGACCCTCATAGTTTTCGTCATCGCAGGATTCATCGTCGGGTTCCTCCTAGGGTTCTGCCGGCATAATCCCAGTACCGAATATGTGGAGGTGCTGCGCACCGACACCCTCACAGTCTACGACACGGTCCGTATAGACAGGCCGGTGTACATCACTCAGCGTGTGGTGGACAGCCTCCGCATCCCAGTGACGGACACGCTGCGTGTCCACGACACGGTTTATGTGGTCCTCGAGCGTGTGCAGCGCGAATACCGCGACTCGCTATATACGGCCTGGGTGTCGGGCGTAGACCCTGCGCTGGACAGCATAGACATCGTGGCGCGCACGCAGACCATAACCATCACCGAGCGGCCACGCCAGCGCCGCTGGCACTTGGGTATAACGGGCGGTTACGGCATGACGAAGGACGGCCTATCGCCTTATGCCGGAATCGGACTTACATACAGCCTCTTCGCATTCTGATTGGGAAAGATAGACCAAGAACGGAGCCGCTCTTTGCGACTTTTGGAAAAAGTCACAAAGATCGATGATCAAAGCCGAACACCTGATAAAGCGTAACGCCACGACGGCGGACATGGACTCCGTCGCCCTTCGGCGGACGAAACTGCGCACCAAGGGTAAAGACCCCGACCTGCTGGTGCGGTGTGAAAGGATATGGAACAACCTGGACGAGTTCCGCCAGCAGCGGGCACGCGGGCACCGCTTCTACGATGGAGACCAATGGGGCGACCTGATCACGGTCAACGGGAAGACGATGACCTACCGCGAATACCTCAAGTCCACGGGTAACGTCGTCATCCAGACGAACCAGATCAAGAATCGCGTGGACACCATCGTCGGCCTGATGGTAAAGGAGCGCAACGAGCCGGTCTGCCACGCGATAGACCGTGACGAACAGCAGTACGGCGAAGTGATGACCGCCGCGCTGCAGGCGAACTGCGAGAAGAACATCATGCCCGAGCTCTATATGAAGTGGCTCAAGGAGCAGTGCCTCGGCGGCCTGTCGGTGGCATACGAGTCCTATGATGACCACCACGGCCCGAACCGGCGGCTGGACTCCTGGACGCAGTATATCAATCCGAATATGGTGTTCTTCGACGGCGAAGGCGTCGACCCGCGCTTCTGGGACTTCTCGACCGTTGGCCGGTTCTACTACGGCAACTTCGAAGATGTGTGCGCACAGTTTGCCAAGAGCCCGGAAGACTTCGACATCCTCCGCCAGATATACTCCACGGCATCCGACGTGTTCAAGATGGAAGATAACCGCGACTTCGAGAGACGATTCGAAGAGGGCGAGCTGACATTCATGCGGTCGGCGGATCCGACGCGCTGTTATGTGTGCGAGGTCTGGACGAAGGAGACGCGGGCGCGGATACGCCTGCACGACACGAATGCCGGTACGGAAGAGATCATCGATGCGGATGACCACGCGTACAGGAAGGAGATCCGTGCGGAGAATGAGCGGCGCAAGCGTCTGGCCCGGCAGGCCGGTTGGGGCGATGAGGATGTCCCGTACATCATCGGTGACGGCTATGGGACATCAGATGAGGAGCGCAACGGCTTCTTCATCGACACCTATTGGTACTGCCGTTTCCTCGCCCCCGATGGTACTATCCTCTGGGAGGGTGAGTCGCCGTACGCAGACCGCAGCCATCCGTTCAGCTTCTGCATCTTCTCATACATCGACGGGAGAATCGTCGGCTACTCCAACGATGCGATCGACCACAACGTCGCGATGAACCGTGCGGTAGTTCTTCATGACTGGCTGACACGCAGCCAGGCGAAAGGTGTGACCGTCGTTCCGCGCAAACTGCTCGGCAATATGGATGAGGTGGACTTCGCGCGGGCATGGACGAGCATCGATGATCTGGTCTTCGTCGACCTCAAACCCGGAGAAGAGTCCCTCATGCCGAAACAGTTCAACGGCATCGCCCAGACCTTCGACGTGGGGAACCTGCTGGCCACCTACCAGCGCCTCATGGATAGCGGCTCGCCGGTGAACGGCGCGCTGCAGGGACGCGCACCGGGTGCGAACACCGCCGCCTCGCTCTACCAGCAGATGGCCACGAACGCCTCGACACCTATCGCGGCGCTGATGGAGCAGTTCCGCAATTTCATCGTACTCGTCCTGACGAAGAAGATGAAGAACATCGCATCGTTCTACGATGGAGAGCGCTTCCGGAAGATTGCCGGCCGTGTGGACAGCATCTTCGATATGTCGCAGCTCAACCTCAATGAGGTCGGCGACATGGAATATGACCTCCGCATCCGCGAGAGTGCGAATACGCCGGTGTTCCGTGAGATGCAGGAGCAGGATCTGCTGATATTCCTCCAGGCCGGCTACATCACCTTCGATGAGTACCTTGAGGCCAGCGGCAAACCGTATGTCGACAAACTCCTCCAGAAACGGCAGGCCCGCCAGGCGGAGATGGAAGATGCGCAGCAGGACGGCGGTATGCCGCAAGGATCGCCGGGGGCGATATCCGACAAGGCTATCGCCGCAGCGTCCATGGACACGCGCCAGCCGTCGCAGCTGCCGCCAGGAGTAATCCCCTCTTAGATGAGACCCGCAAGACGAAGGCGTTCCTTGATGAACGCCTTCCTTCGTATCTCACGGTCGCGCGGCGTCAGCGCGTTCCCGCCGAGGCGGTCTGCGGTATGGTAGTAGCAGCCGCTGCGCAGGGTGTTCATCGTCAGGAGTCGTGCCGCCACGCCATATACCCGCTTCTCGAACTTGAATTGCGCCTTGTTGTAGGTGACAAGGCGGTCCGGCCGGAAAGAGTTTGCGGCGAGGTAAATCATCTCGCCAGTGTCGCGGTGCCGCCGCTCTGCCGCCTCCACGCCTTGCCGATAGGTACGCCTGGCCCATAGCGTAACCAGGAGGATTGCGGGTTTCCGGAATAGTTTCTTCAGTGTCTTCATTGTTGTAACAATTTTGTTATAAATTGGCGAGTCCGCTGCCATCACCTTCGATGACCTTCCTGCCCTGTTTAGTCGGTTGCTGGATCCACGATGGCACATCCATTTCGTTCCAGCATATCCATAGTCCGATCGCCGTGGCCATCAGCACATCATCGTGCTTCTTCGGCGGGGCGGTGAACTTGTTCTTATCCTGGATGTACAAGCCCATCTCGAGAAGGCATAACTCGCTCGGTTCGTCCCATCTGTCCTCGCGCAGGCAGGCCTTCATGAAGTTGATAATCTTCGGCTTCGTGAAGCGGTTCGTCTGGAACCCGTATATCGGTAGTACCTTCCCGCCGGCCTTCTCTTCCTTCTGCCCGCGCATATAGAGATTCGGGTAGATGTCCCCCACGATGTTGAGAATATACTCCGCGTCCTCCCCGCCGGTGTCCGCTTCCTTCCCCGCCTCGGTCTCCACGGTGTTCGACTCTATGACCAGCAGGGCATTGTTATACCATGCCGCCAGGCGCATCGCATCGTATGCGAGGAGATCGTGGTCCGTGTGATAGTGCATCTCCGCCACGACACACGGTCTTCCTGACAACCCTCCGAATTCCGGCATCATCATCAGGCGGTCGAAGACGCGTACGCTCGACCAGTCCGAGCTGTCCCTCGGGCCGCCGATGTCCACTGCGACGAGGTAACGGTCTCGGATGGGGGATGGGTCTGGCTCCTCCCACACCTTCAAATGGCCGTCGCGGCGCGGTATGAAAGA